AACCTGAAATATATCCTTGTTGGTCTGTACCACCACCAACACCTGTAGCCCTAATTTGTGGCATTGATACAATATTGTTACTACCTGTAATTCTTAATGAACCTGTATAGTTTGCTTGTACAGCACCTGGACCACCTGAATTTGGATTTTCACTCCAACCTTTAATTATATTAACTTGTCCTGCTTGTGAACTTGTTAAATATAAATTTATATCAACAGTTGTATTATTTGAAATGGTTGATAAACTTCCACTTCTAACATTTAATGAACCTGTGATTGTTTGGTCACCTTTGAATATGTTTGAACCTGTTGTTGCAAATCCTAACTCAGCACCTGTTTCATTTACCCATTGTCCGTAAGAACCTGAACGATAAACCAATAGGTCACCACTAACAGGACTTGTAATATCTACGTCGTGAAGTTCCGTTAATTCATAACCATTATCAATGGAGATATATGCGGAACCATTATTTAATTGTGGTCTTAATACCTGACCTAATCTTACTTCGTGATATGGTGCAGGAACTGATGATGTTGTATATTGTCCTGATGATGATAAGTATAATAAATCACCAGCGGTCATTCCGTTTGTATTGATACCAATTACTGTACCTTGAGTTACAATATTAGCAAAAGCATTGTGTGCAACATCTGCTGTCAACATACCTAATGTATTTGCTGAGTTATTGTCATCTTCCCAACTTGCTGAATTGAATAAAGCGTTGTCACCAGAATTACCTGTAATTCTTACTATAGTACCTTTTAATAAACCACCAGGATTATCACATTTACCATTAACTACTAAGTCAAATGCAATTGAAGCTGTTGCCGCATTTGTTGCAAAAGATGCTGAAGCTATTGTACCTAATAAGAAAGATGCTGTTACTGCGTTTTGTGCTTGAGATGAACTTATTGCAAATTGACTAAATGAACTACTTACAGCAAAGTTACTGAATGAACCACTTATTGTATTTTGTGAGAATGATGCGGATGTTGCATTGTTTGCGTAACTTGCACTTGTACTATTGTTTGAATATGAACTACTTAAAGCGTTTGTTGCATAAGATGCAGATACCGCTTGTAATACATATGATGCTGTATTTGCATTAGTCGCTTGAGATGCTGATACTGCATTCTGTGCTTGACTTGAACTGATTGCTGTTTGTGCAAAACTTGATGATATAGAACTATCTGAATTTACAGAATTTGATGCAGATAATGCATTGGTTGCATAAGATGCAGTACCTTGTAAGTTACCAAAGAAACCTAATGATGATGTTGTTGCACCTGTAACATTTAAGTTACCTAATGGGATATTAACTACACCATTTAATGTTTGTGTATCACTTGCTTCATCTCCCAATATGTTTGAACCACTTGAGAATATAACAGACGATGTTTGATATATTGTTTCTAAATAAGTAATGGATGCTGATAGTGCAGTAATTTCTCCTGTAACATTTAAACTTCCTGTTATATTAACACTATTATTTATATTTTGTTGACCAACGAAGTTATTTGAACCTGTAGTTGCATAACTACCTGTTGCACTAATTAAAGAATTAACCTTACCATCATTACTACTTGTATATGAATTGAATGAACCTGTGTCTAATTTAGTATTAACTGAACTTGTTGTTGCAAGTCCTGCAATTGTATTGTTCTGATTTAAATCAGTTAATGCTATGCTTTGCGATAGCGAAGTAAGCGATGAAGTAGTAGCATAAGAACCAGTGCTAGCGATAAGTGAATTAACTTTACTATCATTTGAAGACGTATAAGAATTGAAACTACCTGTATCTAATTTCTGATTTATTTGGTTTTGTAGGGAACCTGTTGCAGTTTCTAAACTACCTAATCTATTATTCTGACCTAAGTCAGTTACTGCAATTGATTGAGATAAAGATGTTAAAGATGATGTGGTTGCAAGTGAACCAGTGATACTCTCAATTGAAGTTAGTCTATTGTTCTGACTTAGGTCGGTTGTTGCTATTGAACTTGATAATGATGTTAGTGAACTTGTTGTTGCAAATCCTAAATCAACAATTTGTGCTGACCCTGATACCACCCCTGATGGTAATGAACCAGTATTAACAGTTAAAGGAAATGTTGAACCATCTCCCTTTGTAAATGTTAATGTATTACCCGATACACTACCTGTTGTCATAAGTGAACCAGTATTAACTGCAACGATAGGTAAACCATTTACAGTAAAGGAACCTGTGATATTAACAGATGATGTTGATATTTGTATCGGTAAGTTATTACCAACCCCGTCCTGTGTGTACTGCAAAGTACCAGTAACTCCTGTGGTTGAGTTTGCAAGTTTAATTAATCCTTGGTAGGATTCACTTACGTATAAATTAGTTAATTGTCCCATATATGTCTATATATTTGTGTTTGTTTAAGTGTTTTTCCAATCAGTATTAACTTCATTCCATTTAGTGGCAAGTTCATACCATTTTTTATTCTCGAATGGTAATTCAGGAAGTACACATCTATTAAAATCAAACTTCTGTGTAATACTTAACCTCATTGTCCACCCGCAAAGTATTGTTTCTGTCTCTTCTAACCATGGTTGAATGTCTGCATCCCAATCTGCTTCATAATCTGATAGGTATGTTCTAGCAAAAAAGTCCTTTGCAATCTCTAATGTATCGGAAAGAACCTCTAATTGGTTTGAATAATCATCATTTAATTGGTCTACTATAAGTACATCCCAAGTTATGTGCATGTGATTTTGGTCAAATCTTGTTGTTTGTGGAACAAAATATAGTTTTGGATAGACTGGTTCAACCTTAGTTGAAATATCCATTGTTAGTTGTGTTATGTCTCCGTACCCAAATGAGTTTACTTGTCTATGTTGAGTAGCAAAGTTTTTAAAATCTTGTATGATTTGGAAGTAACTTGAGAAAGATTCGTCCTGTGGAAATACATCCGTATCAGGAATGACACAACTATTGTAGTCAAACCCTTCTTCAATAACCAATGACATTGTCCATCCACCTAAAATATCCTCATAGGATTCAAGGAATGGTTCAATGGTTGGTGACCATAATGGTTCGTAGTCTAATGTAAATCCACCATAGTATTGTGTGTATGATTGATACAAAATAGTCCATATATCTTTAATGGTTTCTATTGTATCTGACATTACCTCTTGTTGATTGGAATAATCACTATTAATTAAATCCATAACAATTACGGATAAATTATATTGGATGGCGTTTTCTTTTAATACAACATTACCAGGGACCACGTACATTTTCTGATATACTGGTGACACCTTATTCTCAATATCCATTGTTAATTGAGTAATGTCACCAAAACCAAATGAATTAATCTGTGGGTTGTGGTACGCGATACCTTTAAGGTCCTCAATAATTTGTTTGTATATAACCATCTGTATTAAATATAAATTTATTATTAGTGATGTGTGAAAGTTTACTTTTGTCTTCTAATTACTTCTTTTTCTTTTTCCATGATGTAAAGAAGTTGGTTAAGCGCTTCCATAACGGTGGTTTTGAGGACACTTGTATGTTTCGTAATGTCATCATTACATAGTCTATTGATAATCGCAAACCATCCGAACGCTTGTTCAAAAGAGTTTTCCATAGTATCTTCCTCATCTTCCATACTAATCCCATTTTCTTCATAGTACTCAATTTCTTCAGTGTTGAAAATAGTGGGATATGATTTAAAGAGTGATTTACGAAACGTGAAAAAAAAAATTGACCACCTAATATATACTTAACATCTAATTCCTTTTTAAATAGTTCTGCTCGTATTTCCATAACATTACTATCATACTCCTCAATTAAAAAGTCGTGTTCTGATTTTTGGGATATGATTGGTCTGTACATTATTGCACATATGATATGGAAGTTATTTATAATGTCTTTTGGTTCTTTGTTTAATAGAGTATCCAAATCCACAAACTCAGCAAAGGACATATTCTTCCACGATGGAATAAATCCATACTGAACACCATTTAATTCAAACCTATCATAGAATGGATAGTCTGTGTTAGGGAATAAACTTGTTATGTGGTCTGATATGTAATTAACTTGAGTATGGTTTGAATTTAATATCAGTTCCATCTTAATACCTAATACCTGATTGATTAGTTTAGCTTGAAAGAACTTGTCTCCCAAAAAGTCTTTTACACTATAAACCTTTACGTAATTTTCAATTGATAGGAAATTTGGTAATTCATACTCCTGTCCTTTAATTTCTATTGTTACTTTTTTCATATTATACAAATGCTATGGAATATCTTCCTGTTGATTTTAAATTCTTAACTTCAAAGTACATCCTCATCATGAGTGCGTCAGATATGTCAGGTGATTTACCCAGTATCTTTTTCATCTCATCCTTGGATTGTACTGCTACTTTATTATCTTTATCTATGTCTTTTAGTTTCACTGCTAATAGTTCCTGTGTTAATTCATCTACTGTTGATGGGTCCATTATGTTTAAACTTATCTTACCTTCTTTAAATAGTTCTGATAGTTTTACATAACATTGTGATTTAAGATTGATGAAGTTCTGTTTGTGTAATGCACTTGAGTTGTTCACAAAGTTTACTCCCCTCAAAATATCACTCACTGGTCCACCAACTCCATCAGCATCCACAATTATGTTTGATGGATGGATTCCGTACTTTGCAATAAGTTCCTTTATTTCGTCCGTTAATTGTACCGCTGATAGTTTGTTATACACAAATATTTCTGTGACCACCAGTCCCACCCAAATCACCACTACGGACCTGTCTGCTCCAAACCTTGCTACGTCCACGGACATATACTTCTTATCTGTTGGATTTGGTACTAACTTAAATGTTGAGTTGGATATTGAATCAAAGTCAAATAGATTATCTGATTCATCCATATAATTCCAATCACCTTCCAATAATCTTTTACGTTGTTGTGGAGGTAACTCCTTTAACATTTCTATGTAACTGTCAGGTAGATAGGAGTTTTCCAATGCTAACGCAGGAACAAACGCTTTGTTTGCATCCAATGTCTCTTGAACGTATGGTGTGAAAAATTCTTTCTTAATCCAATTCTGACCAGGGTTACAAGTAAGTAACATCTTTGGTACTAACTTAAACTCATCCAATTTAAAACGGATACGTGATTTAAGGATTGAATAACATAGATAGTTTATTTGACTTGCTTCATCCACAAAGATTGCTGACACCTCAATACCACCAAGACTATCCCAATTCTGGTCACTTGGTTGATACGCTAAATCTTTTAATATAATCTCAGAACCATTATAGAATGTTATAATATTACTCTGACCATTGTATGTATAATGTTCCCCTGATTTTAAATTCATTCTTTGTAGAATCTCAAATAGAGTATTTAATGTGGTCATCTTTAATTGTTGTAATACTGTTCTACCAATTAAACATCTAATACCATTATACTTTAAACATAGTGTTGCTATAAACAAACAACCAAGAAATGATTTACCTCCACCTGCTGAACCACCATATGTAATGATATTTGTTTTATCATCCATCAATAGTTTCCAACATTGGGATTGTTTCTTTGTAAGATTAATATCTATCTCCATAGTCAAAAACGAAACATTACTAACGTTATTAGTAAATTTTTTTAGTCCTCTGTTATATTAATATTAATTGATATGGGTTGTCCACCTGAAGTTAAATCTATCTTCTTTGGTGCATCCATTCCTAATATCTTTGTTATGTCCCTTAGAACTTCTGATTCAACCCTTCTGTTACCTGATAGTCTACAACGATTTAAAAGGTCATACAGACGATTTAATTGTTCAGATAGTATTTCCTCTTGGTTCTGTGCGTATCGTTCTTTTAAACGGGTCCTAACGTCCTTCCAATAGTTCTCAGCCATCCTTACTGTTATTCCCATTTCCTTTGAGAACTGATTCTTAAACTCATCATATGATTTTTTCTCATATAACATTAGTTCAAAA